CCGGCTTTCAGCTGAACGGATCAAATCGAAGCGCGACTGCGAAGCACTCGCGCATCTTACCTCCACCCGCCAGCTTGTAGCTGGTGGTAGGAGAACTCTCAAACGATCAATCGAGAAGTTTGAGAGCACAGTCTCAAATACATTTAATGTATCAGAGGCTGAAAGGCAACGTGCCAGAATGGCAGCTGTCTATGTTGGGAAAAGGACATTGAATTCAATGCCTACCCAAGGACGGGATGGACCTACGGTCTTCCCTATCGATTCGGCCCATATCTCACTAAGTGGGGCAGGGTCGTTTGAAACCACCGTCAAAGACGGAGGTAGAGGATCGGAAATTCTCAAAGAGATAACCGATATCCTAACTGTTGTACCTAAGGTTACACAGCAGGTACTTCTTCCTTGCGGATTTTCCGTGGAAGAAATAAACGGCGTACCAAGATGGAAAACTTGGGCACGCTCTAAGCCACTAGATACCTTAGGTACTCTAGGGCAAAAGCGAGACGACATGACCCTTATGGGTGAGTTCGATCGCAGATGGGGTTATGATGACGCCTTAGGCGATCAAATATACCTCTGTGCACTCTTTTCTGCATATAGAGAAGGGTACATTGATGACGAGTGTAGGGTCTTAAGACCCATACCCGCCAGATCCTTACCAATTCCAGAACCTGGAGGTAAGGCAAGGATTGTAACCACCACTACGTGGTGGAATGCAATCCTACAACAACCTGGTGGCCATTGGCTACGCAGGTGTCTTGAGTCCCATCCCTCTGCAGAGGCTGGGCTCCAAAGGGCCGACCAGGCATGGCTATACCTGGAACAGCTCAGCAAGATTAAACCTCTTAAAGAGGCTTATGTCTTATCGTCAGACCTCGAAGAGGCAACTGACGCTATACCACAGGACATAATCGAAGATTTAGTCCTTGGTTTCTGTGAAGGTCTTGGAATGACTCCAAGACTTGTCAAAGTTGGGTTATCCCTGGCTAAAAGCGAGAGGATAATCTTTACCCCGAATTCTATATTCATTAAGAAAAGGGGAAGCCTTATGGGTGAACCACTCACAAAGGCAGTTCTCACAATACTCAACTTGAGCTGTGAGGAGGCGGCCATCAGAGAATATCTCTGGTGGTCGAGAAAGGCTCTTCCTCTTATAAAGGAGGAGTCCTATCGCTCCCTCTCGTCAGAGATGGAGCATCATTATCACAGAGAATCTGGGATAAATAGACGTTACCCATGGGCTAAGTTCGTGGGTGG